ACATATAATAACAAATGGCATAAGTATTTTCGTTTTAATACTATAATTTTTAAAATCTAATAATTTATTGAATAATTTCAATATCAGCACATCCTTTATATAATAATAATTATCTATATATTTTTTTTATAATACATGTATTTTTATTAATATATAAAGTTTACCATTTGTTAATAAATTATGTCAATATTAAATATTGTATATGGGTTATTTATTAATCCTATTCTTTACTATCACCTTTATCCTTATCATTTTCTTTATTATCTGTATTCTTTTCTATACCACTTGCAACCTCTTGCTCTGCATTTTGATTCTGAATATATTGCATAAATAATAATTGTATATTGTTTAAATCTACAGAATGTAAATCTCCTAATTTACGAGAAAATTCATTTTTAGATAAATACATAGTCTTAGATATTCGTGCAGTCGATTTAAAACGTAATTTTGCATCTTCCCAATATAAAATTGGTGTATCATACTCATCATTTTCTCTTGGTTCTGTTTTAGTAACTTTCACCGATAATACTTCTAAAGTTTGTACATCTAATACTATAACTGGTCTTGATTTTTTTATATTTTTATTTTCTTCATATGGAAATTTTGCAAACCATACTTCACCATATCTTATATTCTTCATATTACTTTTTTATCTCCTCATATATATCATCCCATTCATTTTCTTTTCTCCACTCATCATCTTTTGTAATAACTGTTGGATTCTTACTAATAATACTTCTTATTGTATTACTATTTTGTGCTAAAAACATTTGAAAATCATTCATTTTTCTTCTCCTCCTTTTAACGGGCACAACTACATAAGTTACTTTCCCATATCTCTTTATATTTTTCAATCCTTGAATTCTTTTATTTTTGATTGGTTTTTTAGTTAACATATTAATCACCTCTAGCTATAGTATATCATACTCATATTAAAAATATCTTGCAATTACACAAGAATTAAACTATAATAAAATTGTTCAGATTTAATTATAAAAATTCCTATGTAATATACAATATACTTACTTAAAAATATTCTTAGTTTAATATTGTAATTTATTTATGTATTTTCAAATTCACCTAAAGCGTCAAGACTATCAAATATCATTCTACTTTTATAATAATTATTTAAGGTGTCATTACCATTGCAACTATAATATAAATAACACTGATTTAGTAACTTTACAGCCCACTGATATTTCTGTATATAAATAGCATTTAATTCCTCATCTGTGAAGTCTCTATATTGCCGTTTTTTACTTATCCTCATATTAAAACCAAATATATTGAAAATCTTATTGATTACTTTTCCTATCATAATATCACCTACTCTTCCACTATAAATCTATACATGATATTATGTTTAAGGATAAGTATATATTGATCTGAGTAGAATCCCAATCCCATAATTACTTTTGTTATATATTTCATATCAATAAAGATTCCGCATACCTGTTCAGTTAAATCCTCCAACAGTAATTGTCTTTTGTTATTTTTCCATTTTAGTACTCCTGCATCGAACTGGTCGAAGTGTATCAATGTACTTATAGCCGATGAATGAATATCCACTGAGACACCTTCTTCTCTAACCTCGTCCACATAATCCATAAAATCACTAAATGATACTTCTTCACCGAATTCCTCTAAATTACCATCTTTTAAAAACATATTATTACCACCTTGTACTTAATTTTAAGGTTTAGTTTCCCATGCATGGTTTATTTAACCTATGAATTAAGTATAAGACTAATTCGTATCAATGTCAACACACTTGTGTAATAAATTTTGCTAATGTTTATTATTGATAACATTACTTGTTTGTATAATCAAATATTTCTTCAATTGATACTCCAAAAATTTTACTTACTCTATATGCTGTTTCCAAACTAATATTTCCACCATTAATAATAGAATTTAATGTATTTCTATTAACTCCTAAAGCAGAACTTAATTCTGTTTTAGTGATATTATATTTGAATCTAAGTTCATCCAATCTATTTTTTAAATTATATTTACTAAAATCTATCTTTAAATTACTACGAATCATGTTTTTATTAGATGTCTTTATATTTCCTAATCCAACTGGAGTAGGAGACTGCAAAGAATTATTAGAAGTAATAAAACTTATTTCATCATGTAAATTCTCATACTTCTCTTCCATTTCTTTTACGTAATTATCTTTAAATTTTGTAATATAATTATTATAATTTATAGCCAATTCTTTTTTCAACTCTTTAAACTTACTATCAAATTCTATTCTTAACTCGTTTTTAACAGATGCTTTTACTTCAGTAATTATACTATCTTTCATTATTTCTTGTTTTAATTGTGCCATATTTTCAATAAATTGAGGATCTTTTGATAAATCTTCATCATCATTTATATCATCATCTATCAATTCAGATTTAATATTTTGATTTTTAATAAGATATCTATTTAAATGCTTAATATCTTTTACTGATTTATCTGGAACATTAGTAAAATCCAGATGTATTTTTTTAGTTTTATTAATTGCACGTTCTTTTAATGGTTGATATTGTACATCATCTATATTGACTTGATTAGGATTAGTTCTTTTATTCTTGTTATTAGCCATAAAATAACTCCTTGCCTTATTATTAATATTTACATATATAACTATTATATATGTAATGGGATAATCTTGTAAAGAAATATTTGCTATAATTAACCATTTATTAATATTAATTAGTATTTTAGTATAACATATTTATCTTTTTAAATACAATAGTTTTATCACATTTATATAATGTTATTATTCATATTGTATTTAAAAAGATAGCAACTATTATAAGTTGCTAAGTATATTTAATTATGTATTTAATTTATTTCTTTTTCAATTATGTATATTATGCATATCCGGAAGTGTTTGCATTTTAGAAACACCCTTACTCATCGTGTATCAATCATTATCAAAGTTATTTTAATTTATTTCTATATATTAAGATGCTTTCTTATTATTATTGACTTGTTCTAATTCTGATACTATTTCATCAATTGATTTTGTAATCACTTTACCATCTTCAACTAGTTTTTTTATTATGTATTTTACACCATTCGCTCTAATCATTGTTTTATAATCAATTCTATGTGTATATTTATTCTCTATTGGTAAAACTTTAAAGTAATCTATATATCTTTGATATGGTTGATTATTACTCATTAAAATCTCTTTATATCTCATCCATGAGAATAAATTATTTCTTCCCAAATTTTTTACTTTAATTATTTTTGAAAATGTACCAATGTCAAAGTAGCCCTTATTATCAGTAAATACCTTAGCAACATCTAAATCACTTTTAAGTTTTTTAATAATTTCTTCTTCCTTCATAGATTTCTCTATTTCAGTCATTCTTTTATTTAATTTTTCATTTTCATTAAATAATTCCATCTTTTTAGTACTATCCGATTCCATAAACATTTTACCTAATGCATTGGCTCTTAATTCTTTAAGATATTCCAATTCTTCTTCTAAAGTTTTCTTCATTACAATATTCTCAGCTTTAGTTTTAAAATAATCTTCAAGGAAATCATTATAAATACTCCATGATTCTTTTGAGGTAGCAATTTTAACAAGTTTCATCATACCAGAATAACTAAAAATCAACCATTGTTTCGTAGCATTTAATTTATTTTGTGAATAACCAACATCCTTTAGAAACCTAGTAATATCAACGATTTTTTCGCTATCGTTTTTATCGAGAGCGGATTTTAAATCCTTAAAATCAATTCCATTTTCAAAATTATTAATATTATTATCATAATTTTCTTTGATTGCCTTTGTACTTAATCCCAATAGTTCTCCAGATTGCCAAATAGTAAACATTGGTTTGCTATCACCAAATCCTCCTAATAATCTTGTAAATTTTCGTTCATCTTTTGTTGTTATTGTTTCTCCTTTTGTTAATTCATTTTCTTTCATAATACTTAATCCTCCTAAATTTTAATTTATTTTTATTATATTTTTGATTCAAGCCTTTTCTCTGGCTTAATTCTTATTATAATTAATGGTAATTTAAAAGTCAAGTTATTATTATAAAATATTTTTAATTTATTTCTTTATTTACTTATTAGATAAACTTTTCTTTCATAATTATTCTTATATATTATGCAACTCCAAATATAAATCTTGCAAAATAAATTCTCTTCTTATAAATATTACCGAGAAAATACATCTCCCATATCTAAAATATGCAACATATAAATCTTAAACTCGCATGACAATGCTATAAAATTATGATTCTTATAGTCATTTTCGTATTTAAAAATGCTATAAAATTCCAATTTTATCTAGTTTAAAGTAAAAAAATATATAAGTCATAATTCTTTTAGCAGATTACAAAATTAAAACAGGATACTTGAAATCACCTGTTTGTATATATACTTATAATCTCTTAAAAGAATAGAATCACATATTTCTATGCAATTCTAAACTCATATATGTTAATATTAAAATGTGGGGGCTATTTAATTGTATTAGTATTTTCTAATCCTTTGTTATCTAATACTTGTATAAATTCTTTAACTGCTGCTTCAACTAATGCGTCAGCTATTTTAACAGGAACTTTTAATGAAATTAAAAAATCAACAGCATATTTCTTTTTATCTATGCCTGTACCTGCTCCAAAACTTTCTTCTGCTGCTTGAACTGCTAACTTTGCAAAGTTGTAAAATTTTTTAATTTTTATGTCTCCTGCTTTATGATACGCATAATTTATTAAAGCAGATAATCCTCCTAAAATTAATGCCTGTATTAAATTTGTTAAAATATTAGTAATAAATATTTCCATAATAATTCACTTCTCCTTTTAAAATTTATTTTAATTAATCATTATCTTTATTTTTGTTTCTTTTCTACTAAATCACCGAATACTTTTTTTAATCTTATACACTTATCTTTCCATAAATAAGCTTCAATAGTTTTTTCTTTGAAAGATTCTTGTAGTTCCATTAATTCATGTTTTAGTTCATTTTTTTCTTCATCAATTGTTTTTTTATTTTTTAATTTTTTATTTGCTTTTATTAATTCTATTATTGCATAAATAAATATTACATTTAAACATAATAATATCGAGGTTACTATTTTTACTAGCATAACTTTTCACCTCACTTTCATTTTTATTTACTTTATACTATCACCGTAATTCATTTCTTGCATGTAATTTTGTCTCCTTTTATATTGTATAATTTAATTTATTTTAATAACTCTAACAATGTGTTTATGCCAACTTCACCATCTGCACTCAATCCATGAGCCTTTTGTATTTCAATAACTTTACCTTCAACATATCTGTTATAGTAATAACCTTGTGGAGTTGGTATAGCTAATAATTGGCATATAACATCTGTTTCAGCATCATTGTGATAGTTGTTATATTTTGCTACTGGCAATTTCTTAAATGCTGATAAACTGGCACTACCTAATTTCCCATCAGTATCTATATGTGCTATACCTAAACCATTAACAAGATTTTGTACCTTTCTAACCTTATCCATATTATATCCACCCCAAGTATTACTTGAAGGTTGTGGAATTGGATTTGGTGTAGGTTGTACATTATTAGAAGGTTTATATTCTCCACCTATAACATTTAATACACCTTTTGCTATAGCATTACCTAGCTTTTCAGCGTTATATATCTTACAATCAATAGGGCTATCACAGAAAAAAGGCTCGACTAAGAGAGCTGTCATATTAGTATGTCTTGTTACATATAAGCTAGGTCTATTAATTCCTCTTCTTGTAAATCCTAATACACATATTTCATTTAGCACTGATTCAGCATATTTTTGTCCTGAATCACTAGCAATTTCAATTTCTGAACCATGTCCACTTCCATCAAAAGCATTAACATGAAAACATAAATGTAATTGACTACCACTAGCATTTGCATGATTAACTCTATATGCCAACGAATCGTTTAATGATATACCTGATTGTGTAGGTGTACAATTTATACACTTATGACCTGCTTGTTCTAATACTTGTATTGCTATTGGAGCATATTTTCTTATTTCGGCATATTCATAAACTATACCATTTGCTGAAGTATCTCCTCCATTTGCTGTATGCCCAAAATCGTAACTTATTATCATTTACAACATCCCCTTATTATTTTTAATTTATTGTTATATTAAAATTTTAACTTACTTATTACTAGTTTACATATTTTTTATTTACATAATATTATATTATGTATAGTAATTTCTATAAAATATCTGTTGTATAGCATTATTTAATTATTTTTCTATCCAACAGATAAAATCGGATTTACCATATGTTCCCGTATAATACACATCGATAATTTTTATACTACTATCAATTTTAATATCATTGTTTAATTTTATCATTATACCTTCATCATGGAATAAAACTGCTATTCCTTGATTATTTATATATAATACTAGACACTTCTCTATTTTTGGTTCTGTTTGTACCTTAATATTACTATCTTTTATTTTTAATTTTTCTTTTGTATTCTTTGTTCCTTTTTTTAATATTTTTTCATCTATATCTTTATTTACTTTTTCTTCCACAATATCACCTCGTTATAATTTATTTTATATATAATAAAGTTTATCATCTTTTTATTTCCAAATTTAAAAGGAGTAAAATTATATCTACTCCAATAATATTTTTATTTATTTTTTAATGGACATTGTAAGCTACTGTATAACATTTTATATCTTTCTTCAGTTCTACAATATCTACAATGTCCACATGGATATATTTGTTTCTCTAATGTACATAAAAATGCTCTTGTCATTCCATTCTGATATAACTTACCATATGGACACATTTCTTTATCATTAAAAGTTTGATTTTCACTCATTTAAAATCATCTTCTTTATTAATATTATAATTTAATTTATCATTTATATTTTTTATTGCTTCTACGTATTTATAACTACATTTATTTTTATTAATAAACGACAAATCATCATCAAAAGGATTTTTATCCACATATTTTCCTTTAAAGAACAAATCTCCTTTATCATCTACAACTCCTGCATTATGATAAATTTTTGTTTCATCCCATCTATGAATATCATCAGTAGCCCAAGAAAAATCTAATTCATGTGAAATAGTAACATCTTTATTGAAATATAATATATTCCATAAATCAGCCCACATTTGACTTGTCCATTTTTGAATTGGAACATAATCTTTATTATTTTTATCTATATATTCTTTTTCAACTGATCCAAAAAAAGTATATAACTTATTACAATCCTTATATGCTTTTTCCCAATAATCAATTGTAGGTTTAGTTATAATCCATTGTGCACCAGCAGATCTACCATCTAATTTAGCTACTTTATCATAATCAACTCCAATAATATCAGCCATTCTTTTAAGTAAATCTTCACCTTTAGAATTAATATATTTTGGTGATAAATAAGAATCGGTATCGCTACCGACCCATAGATTTTCATTATATTTAATTTTGCTAAAATCTGGTATTTCTCTAAATATTACATCTGAATCCATATAAAAATATGTTTCATTTTGCATATTAGGATTTTCTTTTAAAAATTGCCACCATAAATACGGTTTTATGCTTGGAATATAACTTTTGTCATCACGATTATCAGAATACACATAACACTCTATATTATATTTTTTAGATAATCTTTTAGGAATTTCATCATCATATTGTGAAAAAAGCAAAATAATATTTTTAACTCCTAATGATTTTAAATTTGTTAAACAAACTTCTAATTCCCATTCAAATCTTTTAATTGCTGGCTGAGCCATTATATAAATCATAACTATTCACCCAAAATTAACCTACTGTAGTTGTAGTAGTAGTTGCTACAGTTGTAGTGGTTGTAGTTGTAGGTGCAACTGTGGTTGTAGTAGTTGTTGTAGGAGCTACAGTTGTAGTAGTAGTCGTAGTCGGAGTAGCTGTTGTAGTGGTTGTTGTTGGTGCTGTAACTGTTACAGAGCAAGTAGCTTTCTTACTAGAATCAGCTTGTGATGTAAATGTTACAGTTGCACTACCAGCAGATATAAAGTTTATCCTCCATGCACTTGCTTCGTTATCCCATGCTACAGTAGCTATACCTGTACTACTTGAAGAAGCAGTTACTCCAGGTTGTGCTGTAGATGGCTGAATAACAGCAATTACTGTATCAGAACTTCCTACAAGACCACTAGTTGATGTTTTACTTAATTGTACACTTGATACGGGACTATATGAAGTAGTTACATTTATAGAATCACTTAAAGTACTTTCTCCCATTTCATTTTCAGCACTTACTTGATATGTATATTGTGTATGAGGTGTAAGTCCTGTATCTGTATATGTTGTATCTATTAATCCACTTTGTATTTTTGTTCCATTTTTATATACATTATATGTTGTAGCCATATTTTATTTTATCTCCCTTCTATAAAATATAATTATTAATACTTTATTAAGCCCCTGTAGAGACTAATTCCATGACAATACTATACTTGTATCTGTTGTAGAATTAGTCTCTAGTCCTTGGGGAATACTAGGGAGTAGTTAAAAATGGTATTTTCTTTACAGCTCCATTTACTGCAAAATAAATATTATTTTCATCATATCCTAGAAATCCATCTTTTTCTGCATTTGTTGGTTCTTCTGATAATTGTTTTAATTGTAATAAATTTACGAATAATTCTGGTATTTGATTATATGATTCCATTATTTAAATTCCTCCTAAATATATTTAATTTATTTTATTGTAGAATCCCCTGTAACGTTTAATTCCAAGCTAGATTTACACTAGTATCGGTTATAGAACTAGACATCAGTCCTTGGGGTGTATTAGGGAGCTACTATAGTTACTTCAGCTGTTGCTGTTATACTTGGTTTATCAGTAATAGATACTGTTATTGTTGATTTATCACCATTAGTCGAAGAAACCTTTGTGATTGTTCCATCTGCTGAAACTGTACAGGTTGCAGGAGTATCAGATACAAAGGTTAAATCTTCATATGGTGGCTTAAACGCATTTCCTGCTGTTGGTACAGCAATAACATCTAATACTTCTGTTGTATCACTGGCACTTAGAGTAATTGTATCATCCACAATTCCTAAAACATATACTGAGTCGTACCAATTAGAATTATTCATTATTTCAGTTATTATTGCATAAACACCATCTCCATCACATGATGCTGATTGTGTAGCTAATGCACTCCCGTTAAATGGAGTTTTGCTCACACCTGTAGATGTCATCGCTATATCAACTCCACCGTCAAGTAAAAATCTAGGTACTTCAATTTGACAAATTCCGACTTTTGTTGCACTGTTTAAATCGTCAGAACTACCAGCAAATAATTGTGCTTCCATCACTAATCTAATAGTTGAAGGAACGATATTAGAACTTACTGTTAATTGTCTAGCTCCTGTATTATTATTTCTATACATAATACATACTGAATCACCAACAGTACCTACTGGAGAAGTAAATGTACTACCAGTAAAAGTTACCTTTTGCCATTCATTCTTTCCAGGTAATGACACCCATCCTATTTTACCATATGTAGCAAAATCAGCAGGAGCACTTGCAACTGTACCTACATTACTAGTTGCCAAAGTAACAGTTTCAGAAGCAAGAACATCTCCTCCTATATTAATATTTGCACCTATATTAGCTGCTATATACTCTAATCTGAACATAGCATCTTCAATTTTTAAGTCAAATTTTGATGTATGGAAGAATTTTCCAAATAAAACATCTCCTTGACCACCCCTGACATCTGTTCCTGTAACACTTACTGTAATTGATGATGTTAAAAGTGTTCTAGCTGTAGCAAAAACTTGGTCTCCCGCAAACATTTTTACTCTAGCTACGCCACCTATAAAATAATCCATTATATTTCCTCCTTTATTATATTTATTTTTTTAATTTATTTATATATATAAAATAAAAGCCAATAACTAATTAAGTTACTGACTTCATCTTATCTTTAAAGTTACTATATTTATCTAATTTACCTGCAAATTTATCATCATCTTCACCATATATCCAATGTTTAATTTCTTTTCCAAAAATATGTTTACCTGATTGCAACATACCATTTATATCACCTAAAGTGTATATTTGATAATATAATTTTAAATCAGCTTGTTTTAAGGTAATTAAAAATTTACGAATACTCATTTTATAAAGTTCTTCATATTTATATGGGGAACTTACGACCACTGCTGCCATTTGTTTATCTAATGAAGGTGATTTTCTATTTTTATTTTGCATTTCTTCAATTTCTTTTAACATTTTTTCTACATCTGGATCAATATAACTATTATCATAATCCAAGATATTTTGACAACATATTATTTCTTTTATTAAATCAAAATCTTGCCATGTATATTCAATACCATTTAAATTTAAAACAATATGACCTTTATCATCTTTATTGGGTATAATATTATTTTCATCAATTTGTAAACAAATTTTTAGCAATAATATTAACATAGTGAAATATTCATCTGTTGTAAATAAAAAATCTAAATATTTCATTTTAATTATTTTTATATCAGGTATTTCATTCTTTTTAATTTGCAAACATTGCAATAATCCAAATGAATAATAATCTGTCATTTTAAAAGGATATATTTGTAAAGTCATACCCTCTAATGATTGCTCCATATTATTAATTGTTTCTTGTTTTAATTTATTTTCTTCCACGTTAGTAGTAGATGTCATTTTCATTTGTTGAATTTGTTGCTTTACTTGTTCGTATATATCTATCATATTTTTAGCTACATATGGTATTGGCTCATCAAAGGTAATATATTTTTGATATTGATTTAATATATCTTTACTACTTATTTGTTTCATATATAATCACCATCTTACTATGTTGTTTTACAACTCATTACAAGTCTAAGTCCTGAATACCATTTCTGAGCAAAAGGAGAAACTCTATTACCAATATTCTTTTTATTAAATTCAAAATTAGTAATACCACCCATATATGCACCATTTAATGTTTGTATTAATTCTGCAATTATTACTTCACCTCTATTTTCCAAGGTATTTAATATTGCAAGTTGATTATTAACTATTACATCAAAGGCTATATCTACTTGTCCATAAATTGAAGTAGTTGGTTTTATTTCTAATACATGGATATATAATCGTGATTGTTGTACATCTGAGCCATCATTTATACCATCTTGTTGAAATATTTTATACGTATTAAATTTACTTGCTTCATCAATAGATGAATGACCATCATATATAATACTACCTTTCTGACTTGATGTTAAAGCAGGTTTATACAATGCAGAATTTTCATTATAATATAATAAATTCCATATAACATTATTATAATTAATTAAATAATTAATTATATTAGTAGTTAATTTTGTCATAGGATAATATGTAGATTCTTGATTAAACGTCTCAGGTTTATTAGGATTAATTACTCTAGGCATTACCATGCACCTCCTAATTCTACGTTAAATTTTTGTACACTGCTATCTACATTATCAATACAAGTAATCACCAAATCATTGTCAAAATATTGTTCATTATTAGTTATACTAAAATGATTATCATCTATTATGTTCAATGTATAATTTGCATTAGGTACTTCACTTGCAGTAATTGTAAATGTATCACTATTATTAGTTCCATTCACATTTTTATATACACTAAATTCTTTAGTAGTATTAATAAATATTTTATTTATAATAGGATCAATTACAATATTAGAAGTATTAGGTGTAACATTCAAACCATTTGCTATGTCATTATCCAAATCATCATCAGGAGCTATTTCATCTTTATAAGCATTAAAATATAACAATGGTGCAGAACCTTTTATCATGGTTTTTTCTCTAATAAAATTATTGATGCTTTGTAGCTTAAAAACCTGACCATCAAATATAAATCGTTGATTATTAAAAATTTTTTTAGTAATTTGATTATTTTGTACAACAACATGCAAATCACCATTTAGTAGATTAATATCATCAAAAGTAATTCTATCTCTTAATAAATTATAATCTACTATACAAGGTTCTTGAATTAATATTATTTTCCCATTTTCATCAGTATTATACCAATTTAATGTATTATTACATCTACGTACTGCACATGATGCTGTAGGATACTTATACTTATCACTAAAAATACAGAGCCAATAATTATCATCAAATTGGTACATATAACCTAATCCATATTGATGAGAAATGTTTTTAAATAGCAATCCACGTTCATCATCTCCTAAAATTGATGATGAACGTGATGAATTACTTGGATTATCAATCACATGCATTAACCTTACTTCAACATCGGTAAATATTTTTTCTCCTCGAACCAATTCTTCTTGAATAGTATATTTATTAGTAGCATATGCCCACTCAGAATTAATTTTCTGTTGTAGCATATTAGTTCCATATTGTTGATAATTATTCGCAGTAGGACTTAAAGAAGGATTTAATATAGTATTTATTTGTTGTAATCTATTATCAATTAATTTACCCATATTAAACCCCACTTTCATTTATTTTATTTTTTATTTTTGGAATTTCTTCATTAATGCATTCAAAAACTATTTTTCTTAATTCTTTATGATTTAGTTTATTTGTTATAATTATATTTAATTTAATTATTAAATTTATTAATTCTCCATCAAATAATTCATTTGCACTATTAATATTCATTATCAAGCCATTTAAATAAATAATTGGAATTATATTATCATTATCTTCAAACAATCCAAGAATTTTAAAAATCTTGTTAATTAGTTCATCTATATAAATTAATTTTGATTTTTTACTGCAATTTAAATTAAACATTCCAGTAATCACTCACTTTTGATTGTTTTTGATATTGTAAATTCCAAGCATATTTATTTATTTGTTTATTTGTTTCGGCTCTCATTGTTTCATACCAGCCTGATTTAGCTCTCATGCTATTTGCCTCATTTCCCATGTGAAAATCAGTATCATTCAATAATCTTCTTATGTCTAAAAGAAAGTTCTTTTCACGTTCTGCCCATACTAATACTAATAGTCGTGCTAAAATATTTATAGCTGTATCATCAAACACATTTAAAAACTCTCCTGGGAAATACCACTGACAAGTACCTTTTTCTCCTGATGGAATAATCTGTGCAAATGTAACTTTATTAGTTGTTTGGTCATATGTACCATCAATAATAATACCATTTATTATATATTCAAAAAATGAATTAGCAACAGGAGTTGTACTTAATGTATATATTGCCGTTCCATCACCATCAAATACCTCAGTTTGTCCTACTGGCATATTTTTATTTGCTAAAATCCCTTGCATTTTCATTGGATTATTAAAACGTGGTATTGCATTTTCTAAATATGCATACATAATTTGAAAAAAGCTAATAGGTGAAGTTGAATATGCATTACTTATCGATGGGTCATTAAATAAACCAATTGCTTGATTATATACATCTGTAAACTCAATTGCCATTCAATTTTCCCCTTTCTATTTTAATTTATTTTTATTAATCATCATTTTCATCACTAGAAATAATTTCATTTAATAAATCATCAGCAATACCTTTTTTAAATACTTGTTTCTCATTTAATATGTAAGCTTTTGTTTTATCATCATTAATTTGATTTATTAAACTTTTTAGTTTTTTTTCACTTGTTTTTGTATAATTATTCAAGATTCTAATTTTATCAATATTGTTATATCCTGGTTTTTTATCTAAATATCTACGAATCCATGTTTGTGATAAATTTACTCTTTGTACTTCATTTAATTCTTTTACTATTTTTTCAAATTCAGTAATATTTAATGTTTCTATTTTCTTGTATAAAGCAACTGGAATTTTATTTGGTAATGCTGTTACACCTTCAAATAATTCATCACAATCATCTCCAAGTGCAAAAATTCCTCTTTCAAACCAACTTTCTTGTGGTGTTCTATTATATGTAGATAAAATATTTTGCATTTCACTAAATCTAAAAGTATGCGTTTCTCCAAATCTAGAAAAACTATATACAACATTATTTACTTTTATTGTATTTGGTAATCCTTGAGGACAATCTGTTAAATGAATTAATGTACAAGGTTGATCCATTTTCATTACTGGATTAATAACTTGAACTGGTTGATTATTATTATTATTATTCATAAAAGCTGTCATCATACCTGTTAATTTTGCTAATTCTAATTCTAATGCTTTGATTTTTTCATCTTTTACACTTTCTTCATTTGATACTGCTGTTGCTTTTTTTGTTGCTATTTCCTCAATATTTTCTTCTATTTTTTTATTTGTATTTCTTGTTGTTGCCATAATTAATATCTCTCCTTTTAAATTCCTTTTATTCTTATTTTTATAATATATTTCATTAATATTAATATGTGTACAGATAAATAAATACCTGCACACATATATATTTAATTTATTTTTATTAAGATAATGATACTCCAGTTATAGCACCATATTTAGATGCTGCAACAAATCCCTGTCCTATCTTCATTTTAACTTCTATACCCATTTCCATATCTGCTGATTCCATTGGGTCATAATCTTTTGTTATAGCCTGTCCTTCGAACAATAACTTAACTGGTTTATAACCACCTTCAGCAAATAACCAAACAGTATCGTTTGGAACACCAAATAATGCATTTGTATTTACAGTATTAGGAAGTAATACTTCTGGAACTCTGATTAAGTTTGTATCCATATATGTATATAAGTAACCAACTTTTGACCATTGTTCTCCTAAACCATATTGTAAACCTATTTGATTTGGTATAATTGCACTTAATGCAGAAAGAGTACCAAATGCATTTATTTTAGCACCCCCATTAGCAGCAGATAATCTATCTACTAAAGAAGTGAATTTCTGAGTAGTAAATCCATTTGTAAAGTATGGAGAAGAAGCAGATATATTAGTTGCAATATCACTAGTTATAGCTTGTACAACCATTGTACTTATATATGCAGCATATGACTGTCCAACTCTATCTATGAAATCACCGAAATCAAATAATCCTGATGCAACCTGATACCAGTTAACTGTAGTTTTAATGCTATAATCAGTAGCACTTACAGTTAATTCTTTGTTGTAAAGTCTTTGAGTAGAACCCATTAATACACCCTCAGCAGCATGAGTTACATAGAATGTATCATTAGACCTTACTAGAAATCTACTATTATCACCAAATCCTACATTAGCAACGTCTGCCATTTCTATGAAAGCAGCAGATACTAATGCTGGTATAATTGGAGTCATAACCTGTGCGATTACTGCATTAAATGTTTCTTTGAATATTGCTTTATTAGTAAGCATAGGATTTTTTACAGCTTCTAATGTAAAATTAGAAACATCATATCCAGCTTTTTGAGCAGCATATTTTGTTAATGCTAATAAAAATTTCTTATTCTCTTCATCATAAGATTTATCAGCTTCTACGCCACCAAGCATTTCTTTAAACTCTCTTCTTTTCTTTTCATCTACAATACTATTAGCTTTTTGAGCTTCGTATTTTTTTACTATTTCATGTCCACAACTCACCAATCCTTTTTCTTGCTGTGATAACAGAGAGAATTCTCTTCTATCTTCTTTAAGTCCAAAATATTTTCTTACTTTTGATATATTTTCGTTCATAATTTATAATTACCTCACTTTCTTTTAATTAATTATTACTGTAATTGTTCTATTTTCATAAAGTATTGAGTTACATCAGCACTTACACCTCTAGAAACTGCACTTGTACTAATAACTTTTGCTACTAGTCCAGTTGCTGGTTTTGTTGCAGAAGGTGACCATTTACCAGTAACATCAACAATTGCATACTGACCAACAGTTAAAGTAGCAGTAGTATTGTCAGAACCTGTAAAGAAAGTATCATCTAATGTGAACTTTCTAAATCTTACTGGTTTACCTGCTTCTACAGATAATCCAATAGTCTCTATACCGATTTTATAACTAGTATTATCTAATCCATTTGCTATACCTACAGTTGAAAGACTAATTACTCCTACACCAGCTGCTGTTGCAGAAGCAGGTAAAGTAGCAAGTCTTGTATTTATATCATATTTAGTTGAGCCAAATGCTGCTGAATATACAGGATCTGCATAGAAATCCCCTAATACAGCTAAAGTACCATCGAATACTTCTGCGTTATTTCCACCCTCCTGATAAACTACTGAAATAACTTTTGTTTTTACACATTGACTTTCCATTCTTGATTCTTGAAAAAACTGATTTGCCATTATAATATTCCTCCTTAATTTTTAATTAATTATTTTATTTCATTGATTATTTTATCTAAAGTATCTATCATATTTGATTTAGATTCTTTATTATTTAATTTAATATTGGTATTTAATCCAAAAGATAAAGAATTACTTTCTTCTTTTAACTTTTCTTTTCTTTCAAACTGTCTATAGCCAATTTCTTTCTTTAAATCTTTTATAGCTTCAAATTTAAACTCTTTTACCATAGTAGCAATTTCATCCATGTCTTTTTCATCTAATCCCAAATTATCATTGAGAATAACATTTGCTTCTGCTGTAAATTTATCATGTTTCATTTCTGTACATTTCTTTTCAGCTTCAGCACATTTAGTAATTGCAGATTCTTTTTCAATTACTTCAGCTTCACATTTTTTACTTAAATCATCATATTTGTTTTTAAGTTCAGAATATTTAGCTTCTAATGCTTCACATTTCTTTTTATAATCCTCATCAGCATCATTACATTCTTTCGATTCTTTAACTTTATCTTTTTCTACATCTGATTTATCTTCAGCTTTGTAATCTTCATTAACATCACCTGTCTCAGTAAATTCTTCGCCATCTTCACATTTTTTACTATTACATTCCTTTTCATCATCTGCTGACAATACATTTTTAGGGGTTTCAATATCCTCCTTCTCTGCTCTAGCTTCTGTTTCTTTATCTTTGCAATCTGTTTTTACATCCTCTTTGTCTTCTTTGCTATTACATTCTTTTTCTTCTGGTTTAGTATCTTCTGTCATTTTTAAATCTTTTTCTTTGTCTTTTGATTCAAAATTTTCATCTTTGTTTATTTTTTTTGCCATAATATCCTCCTTTTCTTTCTCAGTATTATCTGAAAATAAATATGTATATTCTTCATTGGATGATTCAACTTTTGCTAAATTATCCATATTAAGACCTAACTCTTTGTTGTTATTAATTTGATTATTCCTATTTGATTCATTTAATTTATTCTTATCTTCTGCTGATTTATAAGCAAATGATAATGATTGTTTAAATCTTGCAAACTTAGGTGACTCTGAATATGTCTTTAATTGCAAATTAGCACCAGGGATTCCTTCAGCTACATCATTTCCAAGAATTGTAACTCCATCGCCAGTCCATAAATTCAATATTTCTATATTATTTTCTATATTACAATTTAATACTTCAACTTCAACAGATACTCTCTTTGAATTATTAGCTATGTCATCTGGCTTATTATCAGAATTAAGAATATCTTTAATTAATTCATAATTATATTTTTTAAATATAATTCCTTCTAAAACTATCCAATTTTCACCATTAATATTCTCTATGGTTATTTGTTGATTGGGGTTAATAAAGCCGACACAACGTTCACTATCTGCATCAAGGTAACTATAATAATATGTATCAGTATCTTTGTCATATTTCAGACCATCGTCATTATGCTCGTCACCCATCTTATAAGAATTATTAATATAATCCTTTGGAAAAGCACACATAAGAGGTTTCCCTAAAAATGAATCCTTACATTGCTGCATTCCTTCTAATGTAAAAATACTATTATTTAAATTTAATCCTTCTTTTATAGCCATGATTTTCACCACTGTAAAATCAGGATTATCTGTAGTTTTTACATCATAAGTCCTAACAGGAATTTGTAACGTTTTATTCATTAAATTAATCTCCTCCTTTCATTTTAATTTTTTATAAAATAAAAAAGAGATAATTAAATTAATCTCTTTAATTTATTATTTATTTAATTGTATTTAACTAATTCTTCTGGAAGAATTATATACTTCTCAAAGCCATCATTAAATAATGGAAGTATTCCACTCTCCCCATACTTTTTTGCTCCATCTAACAACACTATTGATTGTTTAATAAATAAACTTGCAGTTTTCACATTAAAATCCCTGAGAAAATCTTCAATTGCCTTATCGTTATTATCTACTGCAATATCTATAGATAATTCTATTTGTTTTTGAATATTAGAGAATACTTCTACAATATCTTCTAAACATTCTATTATATTATTATATATTTTATTATGTTCAGTGATTGCTCCTCTATAAACACGACTTCCTCTTAGTAATAAAAAATCTGTTATATTATCAGCAAATATTGTTGGAAGTGCATGACTTAATGTGTAATGACAAAAATTGTATAAATTAGGTGTATTTAATGGTAAAACATCCATAGAATAAACTATATTATCTAATATTCCATTTCCATCAAAACATAAATCAACTAATTTTTGACATTCTACAACTGCGTTATCACTAATTAATCCTTGCTGCACAAATATCACCTTCTTTCTTATATTTCTTTTAATTTTCCGTTATCTTTTATATATGTAAAAGTCTGTTTGCACTCTCTACATATACCCTTTATTTTCTGTGGATATACACCACACCACTTCTTACTTAATATAATAGTAGTGTTTTTGTCATTTATATCATGATTACACATATACAATCACCTATCTTTATTTTAATTTATATCTGTTATAATTTTATTTAATTCATATAATAAATTAGATTTCTTATTATTATTAATAAATTTAAATACTTTGACACTATAAGAAGTTTTACCTTTAATTTCTTTTCCAAACCAAGCAGGAACTGTAAAATTATTCATCTGTTCTTTATCTTTAAATTCTACCTCAACAACATATTCATTTGTATCCAAAAATTCATCTATTTCTGCTACTAATCCGTCACCTAAGTTAATCAAACTTCTATTTTTGCTTACTGGATTTTTATCAATATAATTAAATATCCTAGTGTATTGTTCCTCAGTAATATCTTGTTCAATTTCTTCCCTTTCATTAGAAGATATAAAATATTTTGTTGTATGAGTATACTGTACATTCTCATCATCTTCTTGTTTCTAATTCGCACATCAGGATTGAAATTAGAATAAACTTGTTGTATATGCAATGTCTTAGTTATATTATTTATAGGAATATTATTTTTATCTAATTCCCATCGTCTTTCTAATTCCATTTACTCTTCCTCCAACAATTTTTCTTTAAATTCTTCAAAGCATTCATCAGAACAAAATCCATTATAATCATTATTTACCCATACTTTTTTACTACAATTTGGACATATACTATATTCTTTTAAATTAGAAAAACTTCTATTCTCTGCAACGTTTTGACCATTATCTAGACTTGCAGCCGTACCGTCAGAAGTTATATTATTCTCATCTGCTTCTGGTCTACCGTTTTTTTTAGCTACATCTGCATTACCATTTGATTTCTGGATATCTTTATTACTTGCAGTAAAACTATTAACTAGAACTTCAAATTTCTTATAAATACCTGTACTATCTACATAATTACTTATATCAACTGCATCAGATAATGTTTGATTATGTAATGCAAGTAATTCAGGTAAGAATTGTTTTTGACCTAGCGTTAATGATTGTAACAAATTCTTTTCTCTATCATCGTCTGAAAATATATCTCCAAATAAATTTATTCTCCATTCATATTTTAAATCTCCATTTTCATACATTTTACGAAGAGTAATATTACATGCTTGCATAAATTGTGCATATAACTGATCAATAAATCTAGTTTCAACTTTCTTTGATATATTAACTTGTGCAACACTAGGTTTATCAGTTACACTTTCAATTCCTGTTAATCCTGCTGTTGCTATAACTTGATGTAAGCCATTTAAATAAATTTTATCTGCATTTGGTAATTCACTAAATTGAAACATCTGATTATTAGTACTAGGTGTCATTACATATGATGTTCCAGGTGGCATATTTCCTGCTACCTTACCTTCAAATATAGTAGTTGCATCTGGACTAAGTTTATATGCATCATAATCCGTAGTATTCTTCTCATCAAACATAGGAATCTCACCTAATAATATTGAATATAATGGAACACTTAATAGTTGTTGTTGTAATAAAGAGTACGAACTTAAATCTTGTGATGGTAATAATAATGATATAAATGGTGAATATTGACCAGCATGAGATTCATCAAAACTAAAAATAAAAGCTTCGTCACTAGGTAATTCTTTCCAATAAAACCACTGCATTGTTGAATTATTATATCCTACAACTACATCCTTTGGTGTTTTAGCTTTGTCAATTCCTTGTATTACTCCATTCCCATCCATAATAGTAGCTGACATTAATTCATTATAATACTCAGCAAATATTGGTGGAAATTGCCCTAATGAATTTCCTGCTTGCCAAAAATATGCAAAATTCATCGCAACTACGAAATGGGAATTTGTACTCTTTTTAACTATCTTTATCCAATCAGACGGTAACTCTTGAAAATGTACAAAATCACAACGTTCATTTTTTGTTGAAGTATTATAACTTTGTCTAACATAATATGCACGTTTTCCTTCAGTTAGTATCTCAGATACCATTCTTCTAAATTGTTTTTCAGGTGCTAACTTTTTGTACCATCTATCCATAAATGTAGCATCTGATTGAAATCTAGGAGTGTTCATATCTTCTTCAGGTACATACTTTGGATATACATATCCTCTATAACTAAGAACTCCTTCATATAATTTTTTCATTTTATATAATGGATATGTTAAATTAAACATACTAATAGTAGCTTGTCTTAATGTTAATTCATTAAAATCTGGTTCAAGTAATGCTTGTTCAATTATTTCTCTATCTAAAAAGGTAGGTAAAGTTTTTAATTGTTTTACTCTTTGATTTAATAAATATGGGTCATTGACAAACATTGCACCTGAATTTAAAAAATATCCTTGTGTTAAAGCTCCAGCAATGCCACTTGTATCAAATCCACCTACTCCAGAAGATGCAAATAATTTTTTCCATTTATTTTCAACTTGATTAATAGTTACTTTTTTACTTTGTCTCGACTGTCTTTTCTTTGGTTCTTGATTGTTCTCGTTCTCTACTGTCAACATTTTCACCTCCGTCCTGTGCTATATTTTTGTCTTTATTATTATTTAATTTATCATCACTTTTACCATATATAGTTTTTAAATATTCTTCTAATTTACCTTGTTTTTGCAATTCAATTAAATAATCCAATTGTCCATTAATTTTATTTAATTGTTCTTGATTGTTTCTTTCGTAACTTATTAATTCTACTTTTAATAAATTATCATAACACCATTTTTGAGCAAAATTATTAGATATATTATTATAATTATTTTTATTTATTTCTAACATCTTAATAATATTATTATCAAATGATTTTTTAATTTTATTAATTGTACAATTAGTGGATAAATAGATATAATCATTATATATAATAAAATCATTATCAAACGTCTTTAAAATAGTGACAATATCAACATAATTTATTTTATCATTTATTTCAATTTCATAAATTTTCATATATCTCTCCTGCTATTCCTTTTATTCTTTTACTCATTTAATTTATTTTTTCATTTTCTCCATCCAAAGTTATTTTTTTGTAATCTATTTAGATTATTACCAAACGGATTATTAACATTTGAATTCGTTGAAGACGACTGATTAGTACTACTATTTCCGTACGCAGTTACATTTGTTTTTTTACCTTTTTTTAATAATTGTCTTTCCAATTCATTAGCAAAAAAATTCCCATATGCAAAACTCGTATATCTATCTTTACGTTGACCACTTTGCTCTTTTAATTTTACTTGACCATTCATTTCATTTGTTTCAGCTTCTAGTAATACCATTTCATTTATTAAAGCATCTATTTGATAATATGGTATTTGTAATCTTGAAGCTATTTCAGCTTTTTGTAATGCAAAATCACTAAATTTACTTAAATATTCATATGATTCATTTTTATCTACTAATAATTTAATTTTTCCTTTTATAATATCATTTTTTAATAAATAAGCTATTCGAGAATTAAATTCTGCATCTGCTGACACTGTATAAATTTTCTTTTCAGCATTTGATACCAAACATCGTTCTTGCATTTTTTCTTCATTTATACTATTAAATGCTTCGTATTCAATATCTCTTTCTTTATCATATAAATTTCTACATAAATTATCATATACACCTATACCATTACCTTGTCTATCTAAACAGATATAGTCACAATCCAAATCATCAAATAATTGTCTTATTCTAATAGCTTGTAGCTCTGTATGTACACCAACCATTGACTCTGTATATGCTACTATTCTTTGATATCCTTTAAATTTATTATTTTCTTTTGAATATATAGGTATTAACTGTATTAAATTGAATATACTTGCATCATTAGCCTTTCCACCAATCGCAGCAATATCACAACTTAAAATTCTTATTTCTTTATTTTCTTTTTTAATATATTTAAATTTTTTATCTTTTAATAAATCATAAAATGGTTTTGGATAAATAGCTTTATATATTTTCCTAATTTTATTTAATTCTTCTGTTTTAAAAAATGCTTTATCACTTTCTCCAAAAAACATTGTATTCATTTCCATTTCCCAACCAATTGCATCAATATCATCTTCTGAAGCCTCATCTAATAATTGTTGTTTATTTGTTAGATTTTCTTTGATTGCAATTTGATAAGGGAATCCGCATACAAAATATTTTTTACCTCTTAGCATGGCTTTTATAAAAACTTTATATCTTTCATAAGACCAATTAAATTTATACCAACATGAAGTTAAGAATATTTCTTGATTTCTTTCTAGATACTCTTGCTTATTACTATATTCTGGTTTTGATAAATATCCTGGTTGTCTTGAAGCAGCCAAAAATCTCCTTAAAACATTTTTATATATAGACGGTTCAATAAGTCTAAATTCATCTAAAATAAGTAAATTTGCTCTAGCACTTCTTGCACCTTGAGTTGCTGCAACAACTTTTATCCATGAACCATTTAAAAATTCTAAGTTTGGATCATCAGTATTCATATTTGTACGAATACTTCCCTTTATCTCTCTTTTTAACATTCCAGTCTTAGACATTCCTATTAATTCTGGAACTTTTTCTGTTACAACCTTCATGGCTTGAGATTTTTGTCCGCTAGCAATTATGATTTTAGTGCCAGGGTAAAGAATACATTTTATAACGCAATATAATGCTGTTAAAAAAGTCTTTCCTAGTCCTCTTGAAGCCAGTAGCATGGTATAATTATAATGAATCATACAATATAACAATATCTTTTGAAATGGTTTTAAATATATTCCTAAGTATTCTTCTGCAAATTTATCTGGACGATTTCTATAATATGCTGCCCAAGCTGCAATACCATCCATTAATTTTGCAGATTTTGTTATACTATTCTCTTTTTTATAATTTCTTTTTTTATCAAATACACCTATTGTATTCTTCTTTTTATTTCTATCAACTTGATAGTTTTTTATACCACTCATATTTTATTCATCTTCTTCATCAAATTCATGTATTGTATTAAAGTCAATAGTAAATTCTTCTAAAGCCTCATTATATTTATCAACCATTTCATTGTTTAAACCTTCCATTTTTGCTAAATGACCAACCATAAATGTATCAATATATTTTTTCATTTCATCTTCAATTTCTTCTTCTACAGGTCTGGTATCTTCATATTTTTTTAATAATGTTCCAAATGTGATTTGGTCATTTGCTTCTGCTCCTGTAGCTTGTACTGGTTTTACATTTGAATCTCCTAAGATAGATGATAAAGTTTTCATTAATTGATTATATTCATTTATCTTTCCATTCGCCAATGCCTTATCAGCTTGAAACTGTGTTTTGGCAGCATTTTTGAAATTTAATCTCTGTGCTGGTGAATCTGATTCATATTCAGCGACAAATTCATCATAAAAATTTTGAAGACTTTCATATTCATTAACTTCATATCCTTGTCCCCATATTTTTTTCAATTCTTTTATTTTATCTTCATCATTTTCTTCATTATAAATAATATCCTCATTATTATTTATAATTGTATTATTACTTCTATTAAATATTGAATCTTTCCAAGTTAATTCACGATTTTGCTTTAGGCTTAAATTTTTAAAAAAGATCCCAAATGTATCTCCTTTGGATTCTATAGATTTCTCCCAGTAATCAACTAAAAATGGTCTATCTATTTTTTTTAACATTGCTTTTAATTTTACAATGTCTATATCTCCATTTTTATTTATACTCATATCTCTAAGACAATCTTTACAATATGGAATTATCCCTAATGTATTAGTCTTATCATAACTTTTATAATAATCTTTTTTTATTAGCTTATCGTGTCCACACCCTATACATTTAAAGATTTCGTCCTGTCGTTCCATTTTATCACCTTCTTATTTATATCAATCTATACAAATAAAACAGAATATAAGGCTTACACTCTTACATATCATAAAATATTTGTATTTAATTTATTTCTATATAATTTAATCTCTAACTATTTTAACATCTATAACATTATCATTCCGTAGCATTCTTTCCTTATATATAGCGTATTCAGCTAAATCCATCTTATCAATTGTAATTCTACCATTCTCAAATTTAGTCTGTACCTTAACGATTTTATTCATTACTATTACCTCTTTCTTTTATATCTCGTGTAGCATATGCTACATAGACTTATTTTACTTATTTTAATTTATTTTTATTTAATTAATCCTAATTCTCTTTGTGCTTGTTTCTCTAATTTATCTCTTCGAATCCAATCTTTCACAAATTGTAGATCATACCACTCGTTACGAATATTATAATCATTACCATTCTTACCGAAATATCTATGTAACGATTGCTCAACTTCTCTAGTTGAATTTTCCAATATGTATATCACTTCTAATTTATCCGAACTTGCCGTTTGTAACTGTTTTAATCTTTTCGATACACCTTGTGTAGTAAATCCAATTTTTACTGCATGTCCATTTGATATCATATAAACAGTTCCTAGTTTTTTCATAAAATTTCACCTACTTTTTATTGACATACTTGACAATAATATTATTGGAATTATTATAAGTTTTTCAATAAAAAGCATATTTTATAACAATTATATTTAATTTATTACTTGTCTAAAGTCTCTAATAATGCTTTAACTTTCATTTTATTCTGCAATCCACTTACACATTCAATTATATTATCTTTATCAATATTTGATAAATCACTCATTCTAAGATAGGAGCAAAAAGCTGCCGCATTGTCCATTGGATTAAAAATATTAAAATCCTTTTTACTATCCCATACGTGGCTTATATCTGATAATACATCACTTAAAGTAACCTTACTTTCATCTTTATAGATAACTTGGTATAAATCAGTTATCATTTTTAATATATTTTGTCTAGTCATTACATTATTTTTCTCTGGTTTTATAGCCATATATTCTGATAATAAATCCTGTAATATAGGCAACAATGAATCTTTAATATCTTCTTTTCTATTTAAATTTTCTTTCATAATACACACTCTCCCACACAATTATTATTTAAGAATTATATAATTCTCATTGATGCTTACCTATACAAAACATACAGATAAGCACTATCAAAATTATATTTAATTTATTTATGTATACTAACATATTGTTCAAATTGCTTTACAAAATCATCAGTTTGATTCTTTAACTTTTTATCAATTATTTTTTCTACATCTTTTTCACTTACAAACCATGTTCATTATCAACATTCACAGTAGTGTTATCATATTTTTCATATTCTAATTTATATATATCATCACATTTATTCCTTAACATATCATACATTGCATATCCAATCCCTCGAATATCAACATATATTTTAATTACATCATCTCTTGTACACATAGTATAAGCTCTTAATTTAAAAATCTCATCTACATATGCATCTAATGATTTATTTCTTATTAGATAACATTTTCCTTGATATAATACATTACAACTAATTTTTCCTGACTTCTCCTTAAAGGTGTCCACATACATTTCAATTTCTCTTTTCATATTATCACTTCTCCATTATCATTTAATTTAAGAATATTTAATTATATTCTCATTAATATCCACCTATTAAGATGGATATAGTCAAAATACAATTCTAATTTAATTATTCTCTATAAAATTATGATTCTTATAGTCATTTTCGTATTTAAAAATGCTATAAAATTAAACTTTCATATCATTTAATTTATTCTTCTTCTAAGGCATTATCTATTGCATCTTTTATAGATAATAATCCACTATCTACACCATTGTTATATCCTAATAAATATATTTTTGCTATGAACTCTAAATCCAATTCATCTGCAAGACCAGTTTCTCTAATTATGAATTCTTTCTCTACATCATTTAGAGCGTCAAAATATGAATCTTTTGCTTCACTTTCATCATAATAACAATTACAACAGTCTCCACAGCATGTACATTCATTATCATGTTCTGGTTTAAAATCTAGGTCATTATATATACTTTCTACACCATATATCTCAATATCTTTTGTTTCTATATAATCTAATATTTCATTATCATAGACTTCATCTAATATAATTACCTTTGCAGATTCATCAGGCTTGTATTCTCCTTTGTATTTAGCTTCTATTATACTAAAATGTATATCCTCTATTTTAGTTATATAATAAAGGTTGGTGTCATTGGCAATAGATATCGCATAATAATCAAACTCTTCCTCATCATCATATTCATCTAAGAATATTTGTATTGTTTCATAATCAACTACCAAAGTTATATCATTACTATTCTCAAAAGTTTCTAACAAATTATCTATTAACTCATTCTTACCTGTAAATTTTATTGTCTTCATAAATTAAATCCCCCATTTATAATTATAATTGATTCTTTTCTACATTGAAATTTTGTGCTTTTATTTTCTTTACATCCCATTCAGCCATTTTAAGATTATACTCTAGTGTCTGTTGATTTAATAACAATTGTAATATTTCTTCATTACCTAATCCTGCTGATTTACACATATTAGTAAAAGCAAATATATAACTACCTTCTTTTACACCTTTCTTCATAGATCTTTCATCTAATTCTAAAGTATTAACATCTACTGTTGGATAAGTCTTATATAACTCTGCTTGTATTAAATCATCATTTAAAGATTCTATTTCTTCGTCATTATAGCTATCTTCCATTTTTTCTATATTTTCATCTTTTAATTCTTCACTCATGATTTTTACCCCTCAATCATAATTATTTATTTCATTATTATAAAATTTTATCAATAACACCTAATTCTAAAGCCTGTTCTGGAGTCATTATCCAATCAGTTTTACTCTTCTTTATTTCTTCTAATTGTTCATCTGTTATTTTAGTATTTTTTATTATTATAGACTTCATTAATTTCCATAGTCTATTAGTCTCGTCTACATCATCTTGCAACTGTTGTAAAGTCCCCCACGAACCACTAGATGGCTGGTGGCAAAGCAGAGTTGAATATCTATAAACTTGCCTTTCTGACGCAACTAACATTAGCATGAATCCCATTGACATTGCCACTCCACTAACTGTGGTGATAATTTTATATCCTTCATCCTTAAATTCTTCAATTAAACTCAATAAACTATTTCCGTCATATATACTGCCACCATATGAGTTTATTATTAATTCAATATTTTCTTTAGTTCCATTTTTTCTATCCAAATCTCTTAGCCTATTCATAAAATACATGACTTCAAAAATTATTTCTCTATCTACTTCATCTGACAAGAAAATTCTACGGTCACGTAAAGCTGAATTAACTTTCATTTCCGATAGCAACATATTTTGTGGTCTTATTTGATATTCCATAATAACTACCTTTTTAAACCTTTCAATTTTATTTTACTTTATTATTTTAATGTAAATTATGATAATAAATAACAATATTAATACTAATGGTAATAACTGAAATATTATTTCTAATTTAGTTCTTGGTTTACTAATCAAGATGAAGCCACTCTTTCATATTAATTTAATATTATTTTAAAACTTGCTTTTCTACAAACATCTTCTTCATATACGTCAAATTTTGCACTGGCTTTTGCTCCGCCAAAATAATTATCGTCACAATATTCATCACTACCCATGATTGAAGGTATATAAATTACTTCACAATCATTATTTTTAGCCTCATTTGTTGTAATTGTCATTTCATGATGGATGTGTCCAAAATAAGCAATATCATAAAATTTTCTATGTTGTTGACTAGCATCAGCTATCACATTTTTAGGATTTTTAACCTTTTGTCCATGTTGTGCATAAATATTATAATTAAATATCTTAAAATCTAAATATTTACCATTGTATTCTGGAACTGTAATTCTAGGATTATTTTCTAATACATCATGAATATAACTAATAATTATTCTTTCCATGTTCTCATATGTAAATGTTTTATCATTAAAAGCTCTAATTTCTGAATGATTACCTGATAATACATGATGATATGTAATAGTAATATGCTCACTTAACTTATTTAAAAATTTAGCCATAAATCTTGCTAATTTAATTACTTGGTCTGTCATACCATGTTGTAAACTAGCTAATTGAGATATTCTCAATGTCATACCTTCAATATCATCACCGCAATTTAAAACATGTAAATGAGATATATTCTGTTCTTTACATAACTCGATTGTTTCAGATATTAATTTATTCATTCTTTCAATAAATATATCTTCTGAATATTTATTATTTATAGAAGTAAATAATTTTCCAAAATGTATATCTGAGATTCCTAATAGACCTATTTTTCCTTTTTTATCTTTATCAATAAATATCGGTTTAAAATCAGGTACTTCAATTGTTTTTATGGATTTTTTCATTTCATCAAAGAATAATTCTAGTCTAGCATCTTGTCTCATCCATTTATTGTATTCTGTTTTTAAAGATGATAATTTTATTTTTTCCTTTTGAATTTCAATCTTTTTTATTTCTAATTCATCTAAGATTTCTTCATCAGTAATGTTATTATTTAGTTTTTCTTTAAGATACTTATAAATATCATAACCACCAAATTTACCTTGAACTGATTTTCTTAAAGTATCTCTATGTACTTGTAAATTAAGTGATTCAATCATGTCTTCCCACTCTAAATCATCAGGCTTTTCAGACATTTTTATTTCTATTAATCTTAATCCATATTCATACTCTGATTCATCTTCCCTTCGTAAATATCTTTTATTATCCACGATAGTTTCCCCCATTTAATTAATTTCTTATAATTTTAATATTATATTTTTACTTAAGATGGCAATATAACTTGTGCACCGCATTCACACCAGTACACTCTTACATCTCCTTTACATTCTTCGATATTTTCTTGTTCATCCTTCTCTTCATAAAATATCTTTTTACCGCATTCTGAACAAATTATAAAATTTCCTGTATGTTTTTGCATGATTTAATTCACTCTTTCATTATGTATTTATATAGAGAAGAAAATACTCTTATGATAAAAGTAATTTCTTCTCTTAGATGGGCTATGTAATTTAATTTTTATTTACATATGTATTATTAACTTACTTTAATTATTTCTTCTTTATCCATTCTTAATTCACTATATTTGTTGTTACAAATATTTTCAACTATTTTAGACCTTTCTTCAAAATCCACTCCTGCAATAATTAAACCTGTAATCATTGATTGTAAATAATCAATTGCCTTGTTTTGCTCTATAATTAGATGTTCTCTTGTTTGTTCATCAAGATATCCTAACTTACTCTTTATTTCAGAAGCCGTATATCCTATTAATTCCTTATTTATCATATTGCTTTCTCTAATTCTTAAATATTTCTTATCAAATCCAGTTACATTAGAATGTTTATTTGCATAATTTTTAATTAATTCTTCAACCATTTTATTATAGTTTTCTTTTTCAGGTTCTCTTACATTTGTATGCTCTGATAATCCTTTAATCGCTTTTTCTATTAGTATAAAATATTTTCTTGCCAATTTACTATTTGCTTTTAATTTATCGTTAGTTCTTCCACCTTTTGTACCTGATATCATAGCAATTTCTTTAGCAATATCTACTGTTATAAAATATTCTTTTTTATAACCCATACCTGTTAAGTCTGTAACCCTAGTGTTATCAAGGTCGCCTTCAAAGATTACCCCTTTATCATTAATCCAATTAACAATATAATCACTATTTTCCATAGCGTCAACAATTTCTAAATTGTTTTTAATCCAGTTGGAAAAATCTTTGCCAACTTCTAATTCTTTATATATAGTTCTAGCATTTACACAACAACCTTGCCCATCATTAGTTAATATTGATGGAAATTTCTTTTGTGCCTCCATTGTTAATTTAATTTCATCTTCGTTAAATTGTAATACTTCTTGTAAAAATTCTTTTTTAAATTTCTTCATTACTATCTTGCCTCCTACAGCATAAAATTTAGTAACTTAAATAAAGCTACTTTAAAGGGAAGACTAATTGACGTTCTAATCTTCCCCTGTTACTAAATCACTGTAGGAGGTGATTAGAATAGATATAATCTACTCTTTAAAATAGCTTTTATATATTTAATTTATTTTTTATAAATTTTATAAGAGATTGACGGATGCATAAGTATTTTATATCATACATCTCATCTCAAGGTTAATTCCGTTCAATTTAATAATTACCATCATCAGTAATACATTGAGTAATATTTAATTTATTATTAATATATTCTCATTTAAAAAGACTAAATTTAATTAATCTTCTTAGTCAAAATATATTTTGTTTGGTGCTAGATTGAGGTTACGATCCCCACTCTATAGATTACAAAGCTATTGTTTTACCAAATAAACTAATCCAGCATATTAAAGAGTTTTAATGCGTGTACTTTGCATTAAGGAAAAACTCACAAACCCTCTTGACTGACACAGTTAGCATAATAGTATAAATTATCGTAAATAATATCATAGGCTCTGTCCGGAAAGTGGCTTTTATTGGATTAATCACTCAGAACCTTTTAACGATGTCTACTTTCACTTATCATCAATTTTCTCTGTAAAAGCTAGAATGATTCTTTTCGTACGGTTCAAAACTCAATACTAAAGTATATTTCTAGTGTATTCATTTGATTTTTCCCAGTTTTCTCTGTAATGGGTATGAGTTTTAGGTCTTCATCCCGACTTACGTAATATTAGAAAATAATCCCTCCATTACACCGCACTTCCTATGAGTGGTTGGGTTAGAATAATTCTCATATAAAGAGTCATCACAACTCATTCAACACTTTGTAAAAAGGATTCCTCCTTAATTCTTTCATGTTCATCTGAACCCTAATTTCGTTAAAATGATTGTTTTATATTATTGTTTAATTTATTTTTTACATGCAAGTATTGAATTAATCTTATCTATGAATTCATTCATTAGACAAAATACATACAATACTTGTGGTGTTAAATTTTCATCTGTAATATCTAATTTTTTAATTCTCATAATATTTACCTATTCTTCTATAGGTTTTAAATCAGAATCTTTATTCACTGATAATGATATACCTTCTACATCAACCAATCCATCTAATATGTCAGATAAATCATATGATATACTATCATCTTTGGTAACCTCTGTAATTATGTATTTATCTCCGTCCTTAGTTATAGTTGCCTTTGTAAAACTAGTTTTAAATGAATTCTTTGCCATTTAAAATTCCCCCTAAAATTTTATTAATATTTAATTTATTTTTATAAAATTATTTCCATATTTTTTGTACTACCAATTATTTTCGTTGATTTACCTATTTTATTTAATTCTTCTCTTGCATCCTCAATTAATTCTTTTTTCGCTTCTTTTGAAGAATGGTGAATTATTATCTTATCCGTATTTACCATCTTAATATAATTAATTAATTCAGAATGTTGTGCATGACTACTATAAGTTTTATAGGACTTTCTTAAACAAGATTTATTATATGTACTTATTCCTATTTTTACCGTTTTAGTTAATGGATTAAGAATACGTCCACCAACACTAGAATCTGGACAATACCCTACGAATAGGATTGCGTCTTTATTATTAGGTAAAAATGATTTTGCATATAACTGGCTTCTTCCTGCATCTAAGAATCCTTGACTACTTAAAATTACGCAAGGTTCATCTTTAGCAAGAATTAATTTTGTACCTTTAATATCTTTATTCATTTTAACATTACTCCAAGAAGTAGCGTTCTTTAATAATTCTTTATCTTCCCCTTTAAGAATCTTATGATAGCAAGATGTTATATCTACACTTAATTTTGAATCAATAATTACTGGAGTATATCCGAATTCTTTATCATCTTTAAACATATTATATAAATCAACTAATACCTCTTGTGTTCTTGAAAATGAAAACGTTGGTAATAATACTTTACCGCCATTCATAATTACTTCTTTTATAGTTTTTTTTATATCATATCTTTCTTCTTTTACATCTTTTGTAGTATAACTACGACTGTTTAATCCATAAGTCCCCTCCTGAATGTGCAGGTTACTTTTAGTTGCATATTCCATTTCTGTTACAAAAGGTTTATCTTTTCTGATATTACTTCCAATATCAGATGTATATACTATTTTCACTACTTTATTACTTGGTTTTCTTATAAATAATTCTAATTGTGATGCTCCCAAACAATGTGAATTTTTAATAAGCCTAAAAGATATGTTTTCATTAATCTCATAAGTTTCATCTAAATCACATGCTTCCATATATTCATATGTTTTATAGACATCTATATCTCTGTATAAAGGGTCTATTTTACATTTCTTTTCTTTACTTAATATTTCTGATTCTTTCAATAAGATATGTGCTGAATCTAACAACAATAATCTTCCAATTTCTTTTGTTTCATATGTACAATATATTTTTCCATGAAAATCTTTCTTTTTTATAATCCCTGGTAAATTTGATATGTGATCACAATGTGTGTGTAATAACCATACACATTCAAGATTACTAACATTAATTTCATTTATTAATTGTGAGTTTAATGTATATGATTTATCTAATCCATAACCTTGAGCACTTCCACATTCAATCAAATATGTTTTTCCTAAAAATGTTATCCTTAAACAACTCTGAGTAACATCAACTGCTGAATTACCTAAAAATTCTACTTTTACATCTTCATTGTTTTTCTTCTTACTTCCCACATATACCATTTCCTTTCATTACTGTTGAAATGGTGGGAGAGTAAGAAATATGATTTATATTATAACTCCCACCTAAATTTCTTTTTAATTTATTACTTTATTGCTTCTTTTAATGCTGTAGTTGCTTTTACAACTGGAACTGTCTTTTCTTCTACTTCAACAGCCTCACCTGTCCTAGGGTTTCTAGCTTGATGTGCTTCCTTAACTTTACTATCAATAGTAACTACGTCCTTAATTATCACTTTTTCTCCTGCACTTACCTTTTCATGTACTTTCTTTGCTAAAGCTTTTATAAATTCATCTACTTCCTTCTTTGTTTTACCTAATTCCTCTGAAATTTCTTTTACTAAATCTGCATGTGTCATTTAATTTTCCCCCTAAATTTTCTTTTTATTTTTTAATTTATTTTATGTATAAAAATTCATAATGAATAAATATACAAATTTACATTTAATTTATTATTATGCAAAATATAATTTTGTTCTAATTAATTCTTTATATTTATTATTACAAAGTTCATCTTCTTCTAAATATCCATTTACTATAAGAATTTCTTTTTTATCAAGATTATCAAGGCAATATACTTCTATACTTTCGCCATTTAAATCTAAAATTCCACAATAAGGAGTTGCCTTATTTTCTTCAAATCCTTGCATGCTACGTATTTTACTCATTGCATATTTGCCACATATAAAAGTAAATTGGTCATCATTTAAATCGCAAATAGTTTGATATAGTACCCATTTTACATCTCCCAAATAATGTTTTCTTTCACTTTCAATTTGCTCTAATATTTTTATTTCTCTATTTAATTCTTCTTTTGCTTTTGCAAGTGACTCTTCACTTACTTTAATATTAATACCTTTTATTTCTTTCATAATTATTCTCCTTCGGCTCACCATTGTGATACCATATAATATATTTTAAACCTGTAATCACAGTGTTTAATCATTTAATTTATTATTAAATCAATATTCCAGTTGCAACGCTCTTATTTTATATTATCATTTAATCGTTGGTGGCATATTGAATTAATTACTTTTAAAGCTCCCACTTATTATTGGTAGGGTACTCCATTTTTACTTATCTTTGAAATCACGATTTTATATTGATATATTTTATATGTAAATTTTACGAAGCCACTCTCAACTTCTTTTATTTTTTATTTTAAATCTATATTATGTCGGTAGCTTAGTAAAATTTAAATCGTTTATTTTTTATTTTCTCTATCATATTAGGAATCGGGATACAAGTCTACAAACCGTTGATATCAGTGGGATTAAAGGCATTTTCTATTTTCTCGCCTTTTCTTTTCTTTGTATTTTTTATCAGCAATCCTATCTTGCTTTGATTTGATTTCCTTAGCACATTCTTTACAATTCTTAACTTTATTATTAGTTATCTTAATTGGTTTACCACAATTTTCACAATACCCTATATCATCTCCTTTCCATTTCAGATACTCTAATACAAAATCTCTAAAGTCATTTATGGTTATTCTAATATCTGAATTCTCATCAAGATACATAACCTTAAAACTTATCTTATCTACTTTTTTAGAATATTCTATATATTCTAATTCTTTTAATTTATTGATTAATAGTTTTCTTTCTTTCCCAGTATCTTTTAATAATGTATCAGGAAATATTACATTAGTACTTTTATTTACCCAATTATTATTTTTTTCATTAATTTTATTTAATACTTTAGCATATACTAACAACACAAAAGCTATTTTTTCTAATTTTAAATTATCCAACTCCTTTATTTTATTTAATTCATTGATTGTAATATTTACATTATCAATATCAATTAATTTACTATTATTATCGTTTTTAGTATATGTTCTTATCATTCTATCTAAAGTATTTTGCCAGTTAGAAGAATTAAACTCATCATAATTCTTCTTCATAAAATCTTCTATTTGGCTTCTTATTTGTTCTTTTATCATACCTTTACTATGATAATATTTAATTAATAGTCTTATTGTATTTGTTGGTTTTTTATTATCTATATATCCTGTATCAATTGATTTTAATGCTATTTCCGTCTCATTTAATATTATATTCATTAATTATTTTCCTCGCTTTCAACTATTTTCTCTCTCATAGAAAATTTATATCCACCAAAATTAATATCTCCACTTCCATCTAAAACAGGATAATTTATTTTATAATTATTTCTTTTTAATAAATTTGTAACTATTACATCTCCAACTATATCCCAAACAAATTGTTTAGATGAATTATTTTTGTAACATAAATCAATTACAATATTACTCAATTCATATTTGTTATTACATATTTCATACGCCTTTGTTATAAACTCTTCTTTAAACATATTTCTTTTTGATTTTTTATCGTCTTTATCAATTCTTTGAGTCTTTGAAATTTGTGCATAGTCATTTATTTCTTTATTATATTGTTTATATAAATCTTTTATCTTATTAAAGTCCTTTTGAGAATATTCTAAATAATCTTTACTTTTTAAAATAGTATAATCAAAATCTTCATAATATATTTTATTTAAAAACCCATCAAATTCACCTTCTATTCTCCAACATATTTTATTCAAAACGCAAGGATTCATTCCAACAGGCATCATTATATTATAATATTTCAAAAATTCTATTTCTTTCTCCGTCTTATCTTCTTTTTGTTCAAGTTCATTCACATTCATGCAAAATTCCAATAAACATTTTTCATTCGTATTTCTTATGTACCTTTTATATTTGTTCATTTCATTAGGATATATGTAATTAAAAAAATAAGGTTTTTTATTAGCTAATATTCTTAAATTAAATTCTTTTTCTTTTTTTACTTCTTCAGTATCATTTGCGTTTATTTTATTTACCTTATAATCATACCATTCTTTAGGCATAGGATTTGACATGATTCCTTTTGCCTTATCTATGGCACATTGTTGATAATGTTGTCCACATCTTATTCTATACATTAATTCATCATGTTCTACGCTAATTTTTTCAACACCAGCTAACACCTCAAACATACCAGTAATCCTATTAGTTGTTGAGCCTATATCATCTCCGAAACCGTCCTTGTTAGACTTTATTAAATGTTTTTCTTCCACTATAACTTTTTGTGCTGATTTTTGCATACATACTAATGCATCTAATTTTTTAGTGTTTCTTAATAAAACTGGATTATTAGTTTCAATTATAGCATCAGCATCTTCATCCATTCCATTCATAGCATGAGTTGTAGTATCCCAACCATTAATAACTGTACAAGTTGTCATGTATTTAAACCAATAATTAGCACAATTTTTATTTACAAAATGCATAGGTTTTATATTGTTAGCACAAGTCATTGGTGCTCTGAAAGCTACAATATCATTAACCCCTCTATCAAGCCATGTTCTTGAATAATATTCATTCGCTTTTAATAAACCAGTTATTTTCAAACCAAACATTGATTGACATAAAGCATATACATCTCCTGCTACTATAGAGTAATCTCCTCTAACTTTTATAACTCCGATTTTTGAATCATTAATTCTTTTTTCTATCGCATTATGTATTCTTTGTTTTACAAAAGGGTCTTTCATCATTTCAGGCTCTACTAATAAAGCTTTTATAAAATCCAAGTCATTTTTACTATCAAAGGCATTTTTATCCGTCATATGTACACCTTTTAAAAACAATAATGCTTTTCTATAATCTCCTTCTAGAACGTCATGAATTTCATCTACAGTAGGTTTTATTAATTCGTCTATATCTTCATCTGAAAAATCATAACTCTGTAAGAATTGATAGTTCATATTTCTTTCATTCTCTAATTCTTTAGGACAATACTTAGTTACTCCAAAGGTATATCCATTTTCTTCACAACAAGATAAATAATGTTCTACGCTATTATAACAGTTCCAGAGCTTTAACATATTTGTAGTTAATACAATTTCGACATTTCTAACATCTACATCATTACCCCATACGTCTTTTACAATATAATTTTTAGCAATTTTTTCAGCAAAATCAATAAAATCAAATGTAAAAACCATACCTTTGCACCATGATTGTCTTATACAAAATCCACTTATATATTCATCTTCTTTTAACTCTTCTCCTAATTCTTTAGCCCAACGTTTCGACAAAGAAGGAAGTAACATGGCACACCCATCACAAAAATCTAAATCAATAGGATAATCTTCAATCCTTTCCATATTTGGTCGTTCACCATTACTATCATCAATTTTTATTACATTAGCTTTAAAATGAGTTGTACCATCTTTTATTACCAATACACCTTTAGGCTTACTAACTGGAATACTACTACTACAAGTAAGTGATTTATATGCTTCTAATTTGGCAGGAACTAATGGAATTTCTTTATTTCTACCATTATCCACTCTTTTATTTAATTCATCAAATACTTCTTCATTTACATATACAATTGTTTCCTTTTTTATACCTCCTGTTGTACCAACCATTCTTTTGTATTTTATACCATTAATAAAAAATCCCTTCTTGCGATTACACTTATCAAAATCAGTATTTTTATCCATTATTATACACACATAATCTTGTGTATATAATAAATTATCTTTTTTATTCTGTAATTCTTTTATTTTTTTTCTATTTTCTATGGATGATGTTTCTTTTTTTATTCTATCTATTTCTTTTTTTATATGTAATATTTCATTTTCATCAATTTCGTAATCTTTTATATTTCTTATAAATCTTAACATTTCAGAGTCCGCCAATGATATAATATCTTTATTTTTTTTGGCTTCTTCAAATGGTATATTTAAACTCCATTTGCTTCTTCTTAAAATTGATGAATGAATTTTTAATATGTGCTTTTGGCTAGATTGTTGTTTTGTCAAAGTTGTTGTCCTCCTTATGCATTTAATTTATTTCTATTAATCTTAATATGTATAATTATCAGCCACAAAATCACCGTAGTCTAAACAATCATTTCCAAACTCCCTATCACCTTCAATATTCATTTCATTCAATCTCTGTAATCTTTTTAAAAAACTCCTACTAAACTCGTCCCTATCCTTATATGTATTATATTTACTATATCCTTGATTACTACGCATTAGAATATATCCACCTCACTTTGTTTATTATTTAATTTATTTCTATCCTTTTTATTTACCTTATTCATAACATCTTTCATATACATCATTACAAATTGCTCTTTGCTTAACTTGTCCCTTTTATATCTTTGTTTATCATTATTATAATTTTGCATTATTTTCTTGATATTACTCTTTCTATATGCCCTATAATTCCTATATTCTTTTGTACTAACAGTAGGACTTGCACTCTCTTTAATATATATATTCTCATTTACTTTATCAATTTCTTCTTCGTTCATTTTATATGTAATACATTCTTTATTATATTTTAATTGCTTAAGATTACATTCTATTTTGGTCATATTTAATTGTTTACTTAAACCCTTCATTTTTATTTACCTTTTACCTTTCTATATTTTTAATTTATCTTTATATGTATAGTTACTATTATCTTAGAATCAATTCTATGCTCCAAAGTCTCTATTCTTTATTGAAAATTATATTACATACCTGTTCGGTAATATAATTTGTCTACCAATATTTTTATTTATAAATTTCTAATAAATTATTGTAAAATTTAATTACAATTTTAATTTATTACTATATGGTAATTATTTAATAAATCTGTTAGAAATTCACTAACTAAATTTCAGGTAATGTAATTACACCATTCTACCCATATGTATAATAATTTTCAATAAGCATTCGAGAAGTTTTACTCTATTTTTGATTCTGTCTTACTTGTTCCATATGTAATCTTCTTTTCTCTTTTTGTTCTTCTGATAATATAATATCCTTTCTGAAGCTTACTTGCTTATAATTAAGCTTATACCATGCGGATTCTATCCTGTTATTTTCATCTCTTTCAACTTTATATGGCACTGCACCAATATTCTTTAGTTTTGTCATTATTTTGCCTTGTCGAGTGTACACATCCCACATATTATCTTCATCTGAAATATTAATAATCGTTTCTCTTTCTATACTTGTAAAACTCATTTAATTTGTTCCTCCTTTATTATTTTAATTTATTGTTTATTTAATCTTTTAACAGCAATATCATAATATTGTTTATCTATTTCATAGCCTATGTATTTTCTATTTAATTCTTTACTAGCTAATAATGTACTACCACTTCCTGCAAATGGGTCTAATACTATATCACCTTCATTACTACTATTGCTTATGTATAATTTTAATAAATCAATTGGTT